TATCATCTTCGTCATTAAATGCCAACATATAATTCATAGCAGGTAAATACGATTGTACATCACATATTATAATTTCTACCTTATCACCAACACTATTATCTACTCTAAAAATACTTCCTGTCCTCCAATTTTTGGTATAATCTTTCGCAGCAAAGTAATGAAGGCGAATATCCCCGGGATCTTTACAACCAAACGCAATTGCTATTGGTATTTCCAACGAAATACAAGATTTTGCTAACTGTAACCCAATATGCTTCGCAGCACAAACAAATATTACTTTTTTCCCTCTAGATAATGCTATGGGTGTCATTGTTTTCCCTGTACCAGTTGGTGCTTGATAAAGCAACAACTTATTTTTTTTATCTTGAAAATTAGTAATAACATCTTTTTGATGAGAATACAAATGTATGTCTCTGTACTTCAATAATATCTTATTCTGCTCAATATAATCATGTGATTTTATTATAATATCTTTAATCTTAATATTTGTTTTATCCATATCAAGAATAAATTTGACAAATTCTTCAACATGTATATTTAAATGACTTATAGTATTTTTCAAAAGTTGATTTAAAATGTAATAATAGTAAATATTTTTTTTTTCTTTTGACTTTTTCGCAGATAAATATTTTTTTAGATATTTCAGTAGAATAAATTCATATATATCTTCTTTTTTTGAGTCTATTTTTTTATTAAAATTTTTTATTCTAATCAAATCTTTCTTTTTAATTTGAATTTTCTTATCTTTTTTTTTATTATCATATTTTATTTCGTATTTTTTTATTAATTTATCAATAATTGTTTTAAAATATTCTTTATAAAAATGGAAATGAAATTTTCCTTCTTCGCTATTAATACGCATAATTGTCATTATTGTTTCAGCATCATTAAACTGAATATTTGGATTATCCCAACTCGAATAAATCATTTTCAATATTCTCTTCTCACTTTCTGCCACCGGTACTTCTAATGAACACCATTCCGCTTTTGTTAATTTACTCTGAGTAAAATCCATGTTATAAAATATTTAATAAACAAACTTTAATTGTTTATTAGATTAGTCAATTTATTTATTTTTTATTAATTTATTTATATATTCTAAAAACCATTTTTTTGTTATTGTCGCTGGCTTATAAATATTTACCATTTCATAAAACTTTCTTGTATCAGATAATTTCATTAAATCAAAGATATATTTTTTTATGGGCAAATAATACTCTAAGCCTGAAATCTTAAAATAAATATTACTTTCAACAGCATAATAAAATGTTTGTCGTTTTAACTTTGTTTCACTTATACCTTTTATAAAATAATGGTTATTTTTTTTCACCATAATAGCTTTCTTTGTTATTATTTTACCTTTACTATATTGATACCAATATTTTCCTCGTTTCCAGAAAATTGGCATAAAAATAGGGTTTCCCGTTTTTTTAATAATAAGCGATACTGATTTATCTATTCCCTTATAATGCGTTCTCGATATTTTATAATCATATTTGTTTTTAATTTTTTGTTTGGAGAGAATTCTTTCTTTTTCTAATCTTTCTCCTATAAATAAAATAACGGATTGTTTAATTTTTGAAACTTTTTTCTTTTTCATTGTTTTGTTTGAAAATTCAAGGCTATGATACATAGTTTTACTTATTTTTTTGTAATATTTCTCCAAAAATCTATCTAGACTCTTAGGGACTAACCATATTACATATTTTGCCTTCATATCCCATCCATGTTTTATAAACATTTTTGCTTTTTTATTATTGTATCCGTAAGGAGGATTAAATCCAAGTATTGCGTTTTCATTTTTTATTTTATTATTTGTTTTTAACCAATTTTTTTTAATAATTTTCCCATACTTTTTCTTACTTGGAGAAATATCATATGCTACATATTTTTTTATTATTTTTTCCTTCTTTAAAATATCGTGTAATTTACCATTTCCAGCAGAAGTATCTATAAAATCAAGTTTTTTTGGTAATTTTTTTTGCTTTTGTAAATGTTTTAATTTTTTTACCACCTTCGTTTTCATGAAATTTTCATTTGTATAAAATTTTTCATATTTGTTATTTTTTTTATATTTACCAGTAAATTTATATGTTTTTACCATTAACTAATATACTAACATATTAAATATTTTCTAAAAAAAGTTTATTTTTAAAAGAAGACGGTGCTTTATATTTTAAAATATCTAAATCCCTTGATGTTGTTGGAAATTCTTCATAACCATATACATCTTGTAATAAGAGCCATTCAAATAACCCACCTGTATACATATAAACGTTTAAAAACCCTAGCGAATTTAATTGTTCATATTTTTCAAGTAATTTTTGTTGATGCGCATTTTTATCGTAAATAATAATGTTTATTTTTTCTTGTAATTTTTTTTTTAAACAATTATTTATTATTTTTTCTTCGTCATTAATCAATATTGTACCCAGTATTAAACACCTTTGTTCTGATTTATTTAATGTATTAATTAATATACAATTATTCATTTTTTTTTTAATAAATTCTTGTATATCTTCAAAATTTACTTTTTTAATATATGATTGTTTATTTCCCATACATAGTTTTTTTATATTATTTTAAATATTTAATCACAATAAATAATTAATTATTTAACCCTGAAAAAGTATAGCATCCTCTTTCTTCCCCGGTATTATATATGTAACACCATTTTTCCTTGTTGATGCTTCACCATCATGTGCTACATATTTACCCCTTTGTTTCAAATAAAATTTTAAATTTTCCTTATCAACACTTTCTATTTCAAATAAACTATTATCATCTACACCACACCCTAAACAATTTGTTCCACCACTTGCCCAAGTTATAAAAGCTTCACTCGAACCACAGTAATTCCAATGACTAACATATTTTGTACATGTTCTTCTATTTGAACGATGTCTTCTACATCTAGATGGACATTTTTTTTCAACCCAAACAAATCTGTTACTTCTACCACTGCCAGCATTTACTAAATATTTGTTACCATAAGTAACATTATAATAATCTTTAGTACCTTCTGTATTATTATACATAATATTAATTTTGGCAGAATTCTTTCCATATTTATTTATTGTTGCATATAAAGAATTATTATCTTTACCCAATGATTTGTTACCCGTGTCCCAACCAAATGTCCAATAGGCTGTCGTCGTCCTCCTCTGCCCCCTTCTTATACGAAATCCCCAACCAAATAACTTTCGGGACGAAGTTATTTTTACCGAACCTTTAAATGGAATACCGTCATATATTTTTTTTTCTAACATTCTTTTCCATTCGCTTGCTACAAAATATTTTTTTGGTAGTAACCTCCAAAAAGGAAATAGCTTTCTTTCATATATTTCCTTCGTTATAAAAGTATCATTGCCTAATTTTTTTAAAATTAAAGGACTAGATAATTCAGAATTTGTTTTTTCTGTAAAAACGCTTCCTTTACATCTTAATAAATCGCTTTCTGTACAACATGATGATTTATTTGGATCAACAAATGAATTACATATTGTATCTTCTACGGATTTTTTAATCATTAGTTCACCATTTTTCTTTATCTGTACTTGGTCTGGATACGTTTCTTCCATAAATTTTCTAAAATCTTCCCAACATAATTTAACCCATGGAAATTGAGTGGCCATACCGCCTTTATTATCCTTCCAAAATTTTAATTCTTCTTTAAATTCTCCAAATAAAATATAACTTTTTACCAATAGAGTATCATATTTATTTCTTAATGAACTAACTGATTGTTCTTTTGAATTATATTTAATTAACTTTTTATTATTTTCATAATATTTCATATCATCTCTTACTGATTCTTCAAATGTTTCATTTTTCATATCATAATGAATATTATTCGCATATCCAGGAACATTATGAACTGCCCAATTATATTTATAGGTATCTGGTTCATCTGGTTGATATTCAGGTTTTGTTTCACCTAATCTAAAGCCTTCTATACTAGCAGTTGTTAAAATATCATCAATACATTTTTTGGGTCTTGGATACCTGTATTCTCTACTTCTAAATCTATCATCGCATGCTTCAGCTTCCTTATCAAAACATGCTTTATGATTTCTATTTGCTGAAAACATCATTTGGACTGCTGGATTTTCTATACTATTTGGATTTGTATCATTGTATTGCTTGCTTGTCATAGCTCTCTTTGGGATATCCCTTATAGCATTTTCCACACTAGGTATGTATGTTTTATCCCATAAAGAAAATGTTCTACTATTTGGTAAATGTTTAGTTAATCTCGTTTTAATTTTACCATTGCATTTTTTTTCCTCACCATCATTTGGTTTCCATACAGCAAACTCGTCCCATAAACTCTGATAACATTCATCGCTGTGTTTTGGAGGTGCTCCATCAACACTTACTTTTCCCGAAAAATTAGGAAAACAAGGAAAAAATTCACCAGCAGCATCACAATGTTTTTTCCCATTCATTAATTTTCCTGGATATGGTACTTTTCCCCTTAATTCACTATTTGATGGATCTGTCCATATTTTGAATTCTTTTGATTTTTCTATATTATTATCTCTTTTTTGACCCCAATGTATTGTTTTTTTTCCAGCCTCATCTATCTCTCTACTCCAAACACAATAATCATCGTCATACTTAGTATCATTTTGGTCAGTTCCTCTACCACCTTTTCTTACCATACCAACAGCATTTCCGTCCCCCATCCTACCATGACTACACCATCCACATAGTGCTGTACCGTCCGCATGTGTATATTTTTGATCACTACAATTTTTCATTTGACTACATAATTCTTGCTCATGTAATTTAACGGCATCATTTTGTATCCCTTTTAATCCCTGTGAATCAACTTCATTTGGAAATGGATAGCTTTTAGCAAATAGATTTTTTTTTTCTGTTGTTCCACCTGGTGCTTTATTATTTTCATCCTCTCCCGGTCTCAACCAATTTTCACATAAAGCAGGTGAATATTCACTATCAAAAGGTCCGTAATCATCACCAAATAATATTTTTTTATTATCATAACAAAATCCACATCCCGCTTTTTTTTTTCCACCTTGTCTATCGTTTATTTTAATAGTATCCTTCGGTATTTTAGAAATACGTGTTCTCCAATCACTAGCTTTCCAATCATTTCCCAGTGATATATTATTAACTATTTCACATTTTTTTACTTTTTCATGCATTTCTGTTGTTTCAATTGGTGAAAATCCTTCACAAATTTTCTTATTTTTAAGAGGAACATATAATCCATTTTTTTTTCTATTATTAAATATTTTACACTTTACTTCATTGCCATCGGACGGAGCATCAATATATTTTTTTGAGTAATAATCAACTAAATTTTTTCTAAATTTTTTTTGATCTATAATTGAATAATTCTCTCTAAAACATATTTGTATAATAATCATGAAAAAAATAATTAAAAATAACATTATTGATGTTAAATTCATTAGTCTTATATTATATTAATATTTTTATTCATAAAAATAATTATATTAATTTTGATATACCATTTTAATATTATGACCTTTATTCTTACAGTCAAATTTAGTTTGTCTAGTATTATTCCAATACCAATATTTTCGCCCTCTATATTTTAAAATTGCGCGAAATTTTTTAGCTGACCACTGCATACCACATCCTTTTGCTTTTCCAGAAGTTGGTTTAAGTATATTTCTAGAATATGTAAATTTATGACCACTGCTTCTACAGTCAAATTTAGCATTTCTTTCTTTACGACCTACCCCAACAACATATTCGCGTCCGCGTCCTTTATCACCATCCCATTGTAAACAACATTTATTTGGACTTATTGTACATAACTTTCCATTTTTCCAAGTAAATGTATCACCGCCATATTTACTTTGGACCCATATTGCGTTTTTCTCATTCTTACGCATTAAACGTAAGACACCCTTACGTTGTCGTCTTTTGCCCTTTCCTTTAGGCAATCTATTCACTGGATGTGCTCTTAAAGCAAAATTTTTGCTACCTATTCTTGTATATAATTTAACTTTTGCATCTTCCTCCTTTACTTTTATTGATCTAAATGAACCATTACTACCTCTATAACCCGTTTTACTTCCATTTTTAAATAGTCTACATCTACTTTTTCCATACACGTTAACTCTATCTATACGTGATAATCCATGAGTATTTAATATTGTAGATTTTGTGTATTTTTTGTTGTGTCTTAATATAGCTCTTTTTGTTAATCCTTCTCTATCCTTACCTATTACTTCACCAATACACCTATCACGTCTATGAACATTTGATTTTATATTACTAGCACTTTTATATGGCACACAATTTCTCCCCCCTTGTCTTCTATCACATCTTTCATTACAAAATGTATTGGGCTTACCTGCTTTAAAAAATTTTTTACACATGCTTCTTTTATTATAATATGTAGATACTGTTCCTGTAGTTGGACAATACCATTGATCATTACTAGTATTTCTAGTATCGCCGTCGCATACATAAGTAATTGGGTAATTTGCTATAGCAGTTTTTTTTCGTTTTCCACATTTTAAATAATCACATTCAGTGTCATTTTTACATTCTTCTACTTTATAAACCTCTCTATTGTCAACCATACTATTTTTATCTCCTCTTATCCAATTTACTTTTTCAGCATCTATTTTTTCATTTTTACTTATTCCTCTTTCAGGCATTCTACCCCATTCAAATTTGGGCCAACCAAACTTTTTAGTATCATCTTTTAGTTTATTGTAATTTGAATGACTTTTACCAATTTCAACCGGTAATTTTTTTGTAACTAATCTTTTTGTATCAGGGGCAGTTGATTTATCTGTCCCTAAAGCATCCCACATTACTTTTACTTTGTTACCTACTTTTGATAATGATAATACTGTTCCAACATAATAATCACCTTTCATTGTTTTTTTTTTATTAGTTGTGGGGTGTCTTTTTTTCTTTACTCTATCACCTACTTTTGGATATGTATAACTAGATTTAAAATCAGCATCATGGCATCTTCTTTGTGCTTCACCTATTCCAATAGGAAAAGAAGTATTTTTTTCTTTATCTATGATAGCTACTTCTCCTGATATTTCACCAGTCCAATCGTAATAATTATGATCTTTTAAACGTTTATCGGATTCTTTTTTATAATGAAGAACTTCTTCTTTCCAACCTTCATATTCCCAATGATTATTTGATGTTGATGGTTTTTTTGAACCTTCTGTACAACCAGCATCACGCCATATATCTAATGCCTGGGGTAAATTAAAATCGTATAAAGATACAGCAGGTTTAGGTTGTTGTTTATCACCTACATTTGTAAATCCGGGAGGATTTTCTAAACCTTCCATTATATTATTCTTTTTTATATAACAAAAATATGCTAGTATCAATAATAATATTATTACAAAAACATACATTAGTATAAATTATAGTATGAAAAAAAATATAATTTATACTATTTCATCTTCACGATTTTTTCCAAAACATTGTTTCCATTTAGTATCAATATTGTCTAGTTTTTCACTTCTTCTTGTATAGCTATTTGGTATATCTTTACCTTTCATGTAAACATTCCACCCTGTCTTTTTTTGAAATTTATTATAAAAATCTTTTAATGGTCTATTTATTTGTTTTTGCATTATTCTAATTACTTTAAAGTAAGGCTTGTTCATAGAATCGTATTTAAATTGAATATTACTATTCATCTCTTCATCATCATAATTTGTTGTACATTGAACAACCGTTTTATCTTTTGAATAAGGAGTTTGCCATAATGAATTTAAACAAGCACGTGAATGAGGTCCAGTGTTTCCTTTTGAGTCACCGTCTTCATTTGGTTCATCACATGCAGAACAATTACCAGCTCTAATTAATTCGTCAAAAAGAGGACCTTCATCGGGAAATTCAGGGTCAGGCATTCCTAAATATTCACATTTTTCACCACTTATATCAGTTGTAGATTCACCTTTACGTATACCATCATACATTAATAAGGCTTTTTTTCCATGTGTGGCTACCTTTGCTTTACTATCACTCGGACACCACGCACATAATTCACCTAATTCTGTACCCTTTTGTAATTGTGTACAAGATTTAATTGTAGAACATTTCTTTATATTTTGTATTTTATTACAATCATACGTACTCAAACTCCACATGTTGTTTCCATTTTCATCAGGTGGGCAAACATCGGGACCTATACCTTTATTTTTAGTATAATTATATTCAAATCTATTTGTTGAACCACAATATCCACATTGTGGGTAATCTTTTAATTGATCACATTTTGTTAAAGAACGGCAAATATTAATATTATTTTTAACTTCTCTACTTCTATTTTCAGGAACAAACGTTTCTACTAATTTTTTATTTCCATCTAAATACATAAAATTATGTATTTTTGTTTTTTTCTTTATATCATTTTTAATTGTCTCTAATTCACCATCTACATCTAATTTTTTATAATAGTCTAAATTATGTTTGTAATATTTTCTTTGTTTTTTATAATTTTTTAGAAAATCAAATGTTTCTTTTACTATATCTTCCTTTTCTTTTATTATTTTATATATTTGACAAATGACTATTAATAATATCAATAAGCCTATTAAAATTAATTTCATGAAGTATATACATATTCTTCATAAAATTATTTAAATTCAACTACTATTTTTACTTTTTCTTTTTTAATGCTTTTTGAAGCAAAAACTGATAATTCTTCTCTCCGTTTTCTTGTTTTATTTTGTGTTTTAATTTTCTTCTTAGATGTACTGTTTCTTTTATACATGTCCTGATTTATTGATTGAATATTTTCTTTAATATAAGCTAAAATATTGTTCTCAAGCATCCACCTAAAAAAATTTAGTTGTCCTATTGTTGTTTCCATTACTGAATCTTTTTGATATGGTATTGTTATTCTATCCCATCTACAAAATGGGTCGAACCTTTTTTTAGAATAAGCTTTTAATCGCAGTTTATAATCAATATAAACATTAAAACGCTTATTATTGTTATTATTTAAAACAACAAAATGTTTTTTACTATAATTTGTTACAAACCAATCTATTAATCTCAATGAAATAGAACTCTGTCCATTAATAATGGGTAGAATCTTTTCAATATTATTATCATTTTCATAAAATTTCATTAAATTATCTAATAAAAGTCCATTCTGTGTAGTGTAAACA